CAGGCGATGCGTTGTTTGATACTGCTGAAGAAACAGGCGGCTCTAAAAATGCTGTTGTTGTAAGCCATACTCATACGGCTGATACAACTTCACTTACAGGTGAGATTACTGGTGTGTCACAAACATTTAATGATTACGGCTCAGTTAGCGGAATTTTTACTAAACAAACTGGGTTTAATTTAGAGGGTGGTCCATTTGAGTTTACCCCTCGAAATAGCGGTCAAGTTACTTTAGACGCATCACACACCCACACCATTAATACTGCCGGTGTCAGTGCAACTAACGCTAACGTACAGCCATTTATCGTAGTTCGTATGTGGAAGCGTACAGCTTGAGTTTTAAAGTACCTGTCGTCATTCGTGAGGACTATACAATGTTGTTAGAGTTACATGACAACTTAATATGGTTTCACACAGATGTTCGTAAATGGACACCGACAGTTAAAGCAAAGTATTTAGAAGATTTAAATTTATTACAACACTTAGTGTCAGTTCCTTTAGTGGCAATAGCACATGAAAACGAAAAGAAGTTAGTTAAGTTTGGGAAGTCAATCGGTTTTGAGTTTAAACAAGATATCATAGGTCAGGATAATCAAATGTATCACATATATAGTAGGAGTCTATAATGGGTAAGGCAAATCCAATATCAGCAATCGCAGGTCCAGTACTTGGTATTGCTGGTGGTTTAATCTCTGGTTCTAAAGCCGCTGATGCTGCAAAAGGACAAGCAGAGGCTCTAAGAGCTGCTGCTGACCGTGCTTCAGCGATGGCGCAGTTTAGACCAATGGGGATGACTACTCGCTTTGGTACTTCAGCCTTTACTCCTGAAGGACAAGGTAGTTACACTCTTTCTCCAGAGTTAAGGGCGATTCAAGATAGGCTCTTTGGCGCTGCTGGACAGTATGACCCTACACAAATAGGTGCGATGGCACAGCCTCTAACTGGTGGCGCACAGTCCTTGTTTAATCTTGGTCAACAGTATCTTGCCACTTCTCCTGAACAAGCTGCTCAAGATTATATGGCTAATCAACAGGCTTTGCTACAGCCGTCAAGAGCCGCTGATTTAAGCCGTGTACAAGCTACTAACTTTGGTCGCGGTACAAGCGGTCTTGGTGTTAACACAGGAACTGGGGGCGCTCCGTCAAACCCATTAGCACAAGCACTGTTTAATGCTCAAGGTCGTCAAGATTTAGAACTAGCCGCTAGAGCAGACGAAGCTGGTATGGCTCGTGCTAGATTTGGCGCCGGTTTATTTGGCACAGGCGGAGAACTGCTTGGGCAAGTTCCTCGTTTAACTACTGCCGGATATGCACCACTTGAGACTCAATTAGGGCTTTTAGGCACGACAGAAAAGATGGGACAACAACCGTTCATGCTCAGTCAAGACTTGGCAAACCAATATGCTCAATCAGGTGCAAGAGCTGGTGGTTTGTATCTCCAGCCACAACAAGCCGCTGCAAACGCTTACAGCCAGTATCAGGGCTATAGTCCAATGGGTTCTGCCCTCAGTGGTATTGGTGCTGGTATTAGTCCGGGCGGTTCTGGAGGAAATTGGTTTAGTAGTTTGTTTAGTAGCGGTGGAGGCGGAGGTGGATTCACTGACGTTGGTGGACAAGGCGCAGCCGCTAATCGAGCTTTAGCTGAGTGGATGTAAAGGAAAAATCATGGCAGAAATCGTAGGCGGTTTATTTGGAGTATCCCCTGAGCAGTTAATGCGTCAGCGTCAATACAGACGCAAACAATGCTTTTAGGTTTGCACAGCTCAGTCCAATGGAAAGAGCGCAGATGTCCATTTACCAAGGTGGAGCTGGTCTTGGTCGTGCTGCGCAGGGCTTACTTGGCGGTGACGCTGAATTAGAGAAAGTCTCTCAGATTAAAAAACTGTCTTCACAGTTTGATTTAACCACGGCACAAGGCGCTAGAGACTTTGCTCGTGCATTACAACCGTTTGCACCACAAGAAGCAATGATGGCTGTTCGTGAAGCAGACCGTATGGAACAGTCTGGACTAACTCGTGAAAAGACGGCTGCAGACATTGGTGCTACCCAACGTAAATTGGCTCAAGAAGAACAACTTAGAGCAGAGCTAGCTAAAGCGACTACCAATGAAGAAAGAATAGCAATCGCAAGTCGATACGGTAATCCTGATGTTATTCTCCGTACATTACAAGCATCAGAAGACAGACAAGCTGCTTTAGAGCAACGTCGTGCAACTGCGGGTTTAGCTGCTGCACAACGTGAAGAAACTCGTTCAGCAAAACAAATGGCTGCAGATGAGAAACGTCAAGAAAAATTAGACAAGCAAGAACAGTCAGCTAATGCAGCCATTATGGGCGCAGATAGAATTATTAAAGAAGTTGGTGAGGCTCGTGATAAGGTTTCTGGCTTTACTGCTGGATTAGGTTCATATTTATCTGTTTTACCGTTAACAGAAGCAAAAGATTTATCTAAGCGATTAACTACCATTAAGGCTAACTTAGGTTTTGACCGCTTACAACAGATGCGTGATGCTTCCCCAACAGGTGGCGCTTTAGGTCAAGTAGCGGTACAGGAGTTGATTGCGTTACAATCTACTATTGCTTCGTTAGACCAAGACCAAAGTCCAGCACAACTTAAACAGGCTTTAGACAAAATTGAATCTAGTTATGCTAACTGGAGAAATGTTGTACGACAAGCAGGGAAAGCAACTGTCGGTGGTCAGCCTTCAGGCTCAAACGAAGTTGATTTTAATTCACTCCCGAAACGCAAGTAAGGATATAATATGTCATTTGATGTAAGGATGCCTGACGGCACTTTAATCCGTAATGTGCCTAATGGTACAACTCAAGAAGACATCCTTGAGCGTTATACCTTGTCTAAACAACCTGCTCAACCAGCAGCACCTGTAAGACCAAGACAGACTGAATACACAGCGGAACAGATGGCTCCAGCCTCGCCAGAAGATATGGGCTTTAGTGGCGAAGCACCAAGTGCGACTGCACAGGCTGTAGGACGTACTTTGTTGGGAGTAGGCAAAGGTATTGTCAATCCAGCATTGGCTGTTGGACAGTTTGTTGCTCCAGAAACAACTCAAAACTTATTGTCTCGTTACAACGAAGCTCGTACAGAATTAGGCGGTCAAGGAATAGATGCTGGTGAAATTATCGGTACTGTTATCAACCCCTTAAATAGATTCTTACCTGCAGCCACAGCAGTCACCAAAACAGGCAGAGCAGCGCAGTTTGCAGGACAGGGTGCTGTGTTAGGTCTTCTTACTCCAGCAGAAGATGCACAAAACCTCGTAACCGAAAAGTTACAACAAGCAGGAGCAGGTGCTTTGTTTGGCGGTATATTAAGTGGTGCTTTGGACTTAGGCAAAGGCGCTCTTAACATTGCTAAAGAATTTGCTAAACCTGTAACTACAGCAGGACAGAAAACTATTCTACAGCAACGTCTTGTTGAACTAGCAGGTAAAGAACCAGAGAAGATTATTAGCGCACTTCGCAATGCTCCTGAGTTAGTACCCGGCTCTAAGCCAACAGCGGCTGAAGCATTAGCAGACATACCTGCTGCAACATCGTTAGCAGCGTTTCAGAAAGGTCTTGAAAAGACACCAGTTAAGGGTATCGCTGCTGACTTTGCAGTACGTCGTGCTGATGTCGCAAACGCTCGACAGGCTTTGCTCCGTCAAACAGGCGGTACACAGGACGACCTAATTGAAGCGATTGCCGAGCGTACTAGAGTAACTGCTCCGATTCGTGAAGATGCTTTGGCTCAAGCCAACATCGCAGGTCGTTTAGAGCCTCAGTTTGAGCAAGAGATAGCAAAGAAGTTCCAAAGCAAAGCACAAGCGTTAAAAGCAGGTGGTATTTTAGAAACCGAAGCTGCACAACAGCAACAGCTTGCTCGTAACTTCTTTCCTGTCGCTGGATACCCACGAGTCAGTCCTGAGTTAAGTAATAACTTTGACCGTGTCTTAGGCAATCTTGACGGTGCTATTGCCTCTAAGAACATTGCTGCACAACGACAAGCTGAAGGTCAGTTTAAGCAATTACAGCTGCAAAGTCTTGCAGAGAATGGTTTTTATCCGCTTCGTGTTAATCCTATCATTGAGAATATCGACAATGTCTTGACTAAGCCCGGAACACGGTCGTCAGATGTTGTTGTCAATGTCTTTGGTTCGTTAAAAGAGAAGTTACAGCGTTTGTCTAATCCTGAAACAGGTGTTATTGACTCTAATGATTTGTACACTATCCGTAAAGAGATTGGTAACGACATCAAGAAGTTCTCACAGGAAAGTCAGAACTGGGATGCGAAACTCACTAGCGGTTTAGAAAAGAATGTCAAGAGCTACATTGACAACGCTATTGAGAAGGCAGGTAACAGCGGTGATTGGAAGCGTTACTTAGAAACATTCCAGCAGCAGTCTAATAAGATTAATCAAATGCAGATTGCACAAGCACTTGAGAAACAAATTGGTACTCCACTAGGTAATGCTGAACGAGTTGCTGGTTTTGCAGCAGCGGTAGAAAATGCACCTAATCTGATTAAGCGTTCGACTGGTCAGGCTCGTTTCCAGAAGTTAGACGAGATTATGACTAAAAAACAGATGGCTGATATTGACAGTCTGATGAAAGATGTAAGCCGTGAAGCTCGTGGCGACACATTAGCAAGTCTGTCTACTGCTGAAGGACAAGCCTTGTTAGAGTTGCCAAACCTGTTAAACCGCTATGCTTTAATAACGAATACTGTATTAAAGTTAATTAAGAAAGATGCAACGCAGGACATCAACAGATTAGCGGCTGATATGGCGCTTAATCCTAAACTGTTGGCTTCGTTCATTGAAGGTGTGCCACCAAGCAAAGCACAGTCAGTTGTTAAAGCACTGTACTCTAAACTAACACCAGAGAATCAAGAAGCGTTAAATAGAGCATTAGTAATCAGGGCTGTTGTTCCTCAGATTACAGAAGGAGAGCAATAATGTTTCCACTAACAGCAATCCTTGGTATCGGTGAAAAGCTCATTGACAAGTTCTTTCCTGACCCAGAGCAGAAGGCTAAGGCTCAGTTAGAACTGCTCAAGATGCAACAAGAAGGCGACTTCAAGAAGATTGAAGCCGACATCGTAGAGCAACAAGAGCTGACTAAGCGTCAACAGGCAGACATGGCTAGTGATAGCTGGTTGTCTAAGAATATCCGCCCAATGACGTTAATCGCTATTTTGACTGGTTATTTTGTCTTTGCAATGATGTCTGCCTTTGGCATGAACGCACATCAAGCCTATGTTGAGCTACTAGGGCAGTGGGGAATGTTGATTATGTCTTTTTACTTTGGTGGTCGTACACTAGAGAAGATTATGGATATGAAATCTAAGAGTAAAGACAATGCAACTAACTGAACACTTTTCTTTACAGGAAATGACTGTATCGGAGATTGGTCAGCGTAGAGGGTTGGATAACACACCCAACGCTACCGAGATAGTCAATCTAGTTCGGATTGCTAGTTTGCTGGAGCAAGTTAGAAAGCTCATCAACAAGCCAATTATAGTCAACTCTGCCTTTCGCTCTAAAGCAGTAAACGATGCAGTTGGTTCACGGGACACCAGCCAACACCGTATCGGCTGTGCAGCAGATATTAGAGTCCCCGGAATGACCCCTAAAGAGGTCGTAGAGGCGTGCATCAAAGCCAACATACCCTTTGACCAAATCATCGAAGAATTTGGCTCATGGACGCATATAAGTGTTCCTGACAGTCCTTCTAGACCGCCTCGCCGTCAGGCTCTGATTATTGACCGTCAAGGCACTCGTCCGTTCAAGTAATTGTATCTTATATGATACATAATCGTGTGTATTGTACACAGTGAGATACATTTCCCTATCGGTAAAGTTTCTCTGTTTCTGCACAAATATTAAGCACAATAACCCGTTCGGGACATAAAAAAACCTCCCCGAAGGGAGGCTGTAAAGCACTACAACACACAAGGAATTAGATAGAGCATCCACCAGCGGTGCAACTTAGCATCTGAGCGCCTTCGACGTTATCGTCATACTCTTTGAAGTTCTCCCAGTCTACAGTATCAGGAACTACAGCTTTTAGCTTGTTGTAGGTCTCCTCGTCGCACTCCTCATAAGGGGCTTGGCGATAACTTCCTAAATCCATGGGGAGAAATGACACACCAGTAACTTCATCGAAGTGCTTAAATGTCCATGCTCCGACATCCATCCATTCGTTCTCCAAGACAGAGATAGTTACTGACGGCTTATGCTCACAGTAGTGACGCTGAAAGATTAACCACAAGCGCAGATGCTGAATCGCTGTCAAGTCTTCACGCAGTAACGCACCATCAGCCACAGCAACAGGAAAGCTAAATACTGTTGTTGAATCAGGCTTCATCACGCAAGGCTCTGCAACAAATCCTGCTTGAATCATGAACTGAGTCAGAGGGTCTTTATTGTCAGCTCGTACACGGCGAATATAATACTTGCTATGCTGAGGATGAATACCACTAGCAGTACTGCATAGCTGTGAGACTGTTCCTTCGGGTTTGACAGCAGTGACAGCCACAGACCTATTGATACCAATAGCGTCAGCGTAGAAAGCGTTAGTATCCACAGCAAGGTCACGGAGTTTCTCCAATCGAGCAGGTAATGATTCATCATCAGGGTTATTGAGTAAGGTATTGTCGCAAATACCAGTCATCGACACACCTAAAAGCGCCTCCTCCTCGGTGTTCTTTTGCCAAATCTTACGCAAGTAAGGGAAGTCTGTAAGACTAGCTTGAAAAGTACCCAAAATGGTAGCAAGACGAATCTTGTTAGCAATGCTATCTTCAGTATCATCAGAACGAATGATGCAAGAGGATAGATTACAGAACTGGTAAGGACGGAGAATAATCTCCGAACAGGGGTTTGTACCGAAAGCATACGACGCATCCCTACGACCATTCTTCGCAGCTTGCTTTTGACTTGCTTCACGATTGAAGATACCACGCTCTCCGCTGTGTGATTCATAGATTGAACTCCATTCACGCATAAATTGACCAATAGATGGTGTCTCTAAGTATGACGCAGAATTGTTTGCTAACGCACGTTGTGCTTGACCATCCCACCAGTTACCTGCTTTAGCATGAGCCATCTTGTCGTCTGACAAATCAGACAGGCTAATCATTGCTGACCGTCGGACTCCACCCACAACAACAACTTCCCCGATTTTGCACAGAATATCATGGCACTCAAGGGAACTGAGACGCCGACCAACTGCTCCTTTGAATTTGATGACACAGAAGCGATAAAGTTCTTCCAAAGGTCCGGGTCCAGAAGCTCGTCCACCGAAGGTTTTGAGTCTTGCACCCGCTGGTCTAACTCGAGATACGTCAAATTTTGGAATCTCGCCAGCATACAAAAGAGCGATGAGTTGGCGAAGTGATTTTGCCCATCCTTCTTTAGAATCCGACACAACAATAGAAGTCTTACTGTCAAACAACTGAGTCGGAACTTCAGGTAATTTAGAAACATATTGTTGCTCCACAGAGAAACCGACACCAGTGCCACAGAGAAGGATGTACATTGCTTCGTCAAAGGCTTTGGGGTCGTCGATTGGTAAATAAGAACAGTTAAATGCTGCTACATTCTGACGCTCTAGCGCAGGTCCTGCTGTCATCACTGCACGCATAGATGGTACTACTTCTAAATTGATTACTGCTTGCTCTAATTCATCACGCAATTCAAAAGGTAGATGGTAGTTCTGTTTTGTTGCTAAATGGTGTTCCATAAAGTCAAAGTACCTTGCTACTGTTTCATTCCAATGCTCACGACGACCTTTATCGTCCAAGTAACGGCTATAGCGGCTCTTGGCGATGAATGTGTTGTACGGGGTCATGTTGTATGCTGCCATATTATTTAACTTCCTTTTCTAGTTTATCGGCGTTGTCCTCGATGCGGTCTGAGAACATTTCTACTATGTCTTCACTGCTGATGTTGAGCAATTCTAACAAGGTTACTTCATCAAGTGCGGTTAACCGTTCTTTTATCTCGTGGAGTAGCAAAGGCATAGTTTCTCTCTATTTGTAATACTTGTTGTTTACTTCATCGTAATTCTCTATCAAAAACTCCAAATAATGCTGAATCTTCTTTAGGTCTTCTTTTCCGTTCTTGTAAGGGAAACGGAGGATATATTTTACCACATTATGTGACCACGGGTCAAGTCCCCAATCAAGGGCAATAGTCCACGGCTGGACACCTTTTTTGTAGTGTGTACCACCAACTTGACGTGCTAAAGTGTCACCTTTAATACTATCTTCGTACTCTTTAATTAACTCATTTAAGGTTTCTTCACGAAGATAACCAAAAGGGGTCGGCATCGCTATTGGGTTTTTATCCATGATGTTTCACCTCAACTGCTTTGCTTAATGACTTCACTCCTTGACTCCAGCTTCCGCAGTCCCGGCATTGGTATCGTTGATACGAACCTGATAACGAGATAGCCTGACCTCGCTTCTGGATTGCACTGCTACCACAAGTAGGACACACTGCAGATTCAGAGTGGAGATTGCGGTTAGGATGCGTCTTAATCCACGGCAACAGCGTATGATAAAGCGACTCCAACAAGACAACATCTTGTATATTATATTCTTGCATCCGTTCCCAAGCATCGTTATCTCCATTCATACATTTAACCCACAAAGAGTGTCCTTCGTGAGCGTGTTTCTGTCCTAAACCAAGTCGCTGTGCTACATAATCCAGCTTGTTGCTAGGAAAGCGAAACTGGCTACGAACCACACGAAGTAAATCAATCTGTTTATAAGGTGATGGTGGATTATAAGAATGTAAGAGAAATTCCTTGTTAAGAGTAGGAATATCGAACTTAGTGCCGTTATAATGCACCACAGCATCAGCTTCGTTGAGAAGTCCATGTATTCCTTTAAGCATCTTCTTTGGTTTAGATTGGTGTACAGAATCAAACAGAACATCTACCTCGTTTAGCCACTTAGCTGCATAGCATAGAACATAAGAAGATTCCATCAACTGATTGATACTGACGTTTTGCTGCCACAGACCCCAAACATGGGCTGTGTTAGGACTTGTCTCAATATCGAGTAGAAGGATTTTCATAGGTTGTTTTGTTCTTCCATAAAGGAATCAAAGTCTTGCTTAGATATGCACATTTCACCCGCTGTCCCGGTATGGCACTCAGGATAAGTAACGATAAATCGCATCTTTTCCTTGAGATTATAACCGTAGTAGGCAGACAACCCGTCAGCTACTTTAGCCATTACGTTTGTCCATGATTCATCGTAAGGCAGAGTAAACTGTTTGGTAACTGTATCGTTGCTGTCTTCAACAGTAAGACTTACTGTGAAAGTGTCGTTGCTATCATTATAATTCATCATCATCTTCATCTCCATTGTAGGACATCAAATCAAAAAGAACTTCTGCATCAATAACTGCTAATGGCTTAGAATTGTTTTGCTTGATAATCACAATCGGTTCACCATCACCATGTTTCTTGCACTGCTCGTAGTAATTATACACAGCAATCTTTGCTAAAGACTTACATTCAAATGTAGCTGGAAGTTCCTCTTTAGCAAACTGAGACATCACGACATCTTCACCGTGACTACCCATTGGACAACTGCGTAAGTCCTTGTCAGTTAGTTGTGGATACCTCTCCAGCAACTGCTTTACTGTCCACTGCTGTAGCAGCCTTCCCTTTTGCTTTGCGCTGCTTGTTTTCACGATTGATAACCTTTCGTTTAGTAATCCATGATTTAGGAATGTGCATCCGGGCATTGCTGTTATCACCAGATACGGTTGATGCAAGACAGATTCCATCTTTTGTTTCTGCAATCAAAAACCCTACGGTACAAACTGCGTGAATATCAACTTTGACATTGTCTTCCCATCCGCCATCAGATACGGCATCAACCCACTCAACATACACTATTGGGGAGGATTCCAAGTCTCGTTTGGTGTTCTTTGTAGCCACAGGAGTCTTGCGTTTTCCAGCACTCGGTCCGTGTCGCCCTCGTAGGCTTTCAGGACTGCTTGGTACAACTCGGTTTCGTTGGTACATTCTTCTAGTATCCTTTTTGCTTTAACTGGTCCAATGCCTTTTAAACCGATGATATTGTCAATCCTATCACCTGTTAATATCTGAGTATAAAACGCAGTCAAGCCTTCAAACTCAGAGACATAATACTTTTCTTTCTTGCGGTAGTTGTAATGCCAACCCCTGAACTGGTTTAAATCTTTGTCGATGTGAACCATGATGGATTCATCTTCAGAGACCGCATACGCAGCGATACCAACTGCATCGTCTGCTTCAATACCGTTGACTACTTCAAAGCCCCAAGAGTTCACTAGGTGGTCTCTCAGCGCCTGTAAATGTACTGGTTTCTCGGATATTCTCTGACCCTTGTATGGAACTGTAACTGCTATCGAATCACGGAAGTTGCCTTTGCCCGTTAGGAAGCCCTTGTAATCTTCACAGTCCAAGTCCATACAAAGTTCAGTCATTGTTTCCTCAAGCCTTGCTATCGCAATGTATTCCTCAGCATCGTTGCTAGAGAAACCCACTGCGTAGCAGAGGCTATCGGCATCAATGAGTGCGGTTATCACAGGATGTCATCGTCCAAGTCAGCATCAGCACCTTCGGCACTGTACTTAACCAAGTCGGTAATGACAATCTTTGCCAATGATGCGCTAACACCTTTCTTGTTCTTCCAAGTCCAGCTATAAGGCTTAATCAGTGCCACAGCTTTAGAGCCGTTGCCTACGGTGTCCTTAACCTCGTTGCCTTCTTTGTCGTAAGGCTGGATAGCATAGTTTGACTTGACTGTCAAGAACCAACCCTTCTCAGGCTTGTCTTCACGCTTGCGTGGCTCAAGACCAATCGACTCCAATGCTTTCACAGCATTATCAGACAGGTTAGCCAAGTCACATTGGAACTTGCCACTCATGTCGTTTACACGGTCAAAGAAAGCCCACTGAATTTCTGCTTCGATTTTTACTGGTTTAATTTCCATTTTAAAACTCCTTATCTACTACGGTTTATGAATACTGCAAACAACATTGTACCACAACTACTGCAAGGTTTGGGTATAGTGATTGATACTTTCTTCTAGCGTACCGTCCTCTATATCCAACACTGCATCCTTCAAAAGCTCGTATGTTTCGTCCAAATCAAACGATGAACTAAGCGAGTAAGTCCCATCTTTGTAGGCAGACACGGCTACCATACCTAACAAGTTTTCATCTTTTTCTTCATTCATCAATGAGTTTCTTTCCATGAGTTACCTATTTTGTATTCACCGTCCAGAGGACAGCGCATATTCAATATTATACCAGCTTCTTTGATAGCTTCTTTACCTAAGATACCTGCTTCTTCTGCACGCTGTTCTTCCACTTCAATCTGCCACTCATCGTGAACATTGGCAACCATTTTAAAGTCTATTTTTGCTTTACGCAACCTCTTGTGCAAAATAACAACAGCCTGTTTCATTACTATCGCACCAGCGCCTTGCAGTAGCGTGTTGAGCGCCGAATGTTCTGCACGAACGAGTAACTTTCGTCCGTCAAGACCTTGTAGCCATCCTTCTTTAGCATAGAGACGAGCCACTTTCTCTCTGAGCCTTTTAAGTTTCGGTGTGTTTTGTAGAAAACTATCAATGAGTTTTTGTCCCTCTTTCGCACTACCTCCAACAATCGACCCGATTTTGGCACTTCCTGCGCCATAGAGAAAGGCATAGATAAACGTCTTAGCTTGATTCCTCGTTTGCAACCCAGCAGCGGTTTGGTTCGCTGTGTGTATATCGCCTGATACAACCTCATTCGTATATTCATTGTCGTTCATATAGTGAGCCAACATACGCAATTCTAATCCACTTGCGTCAATACCGACTAACTTATATCCTTTCTCTACTGTCCATAAATCCCTACACTCGTGTCCGTAGGGGCTACCGCTGTTAGGCACTTGCGCCATGTTCGGACTCATGTGTGTCATGCGACCTGTGACAGCGCCGTTAGTGATGACACGACCATGAACCCTACCATCGCTACCTACTGCGTCTAGCCAAGATGTAATCTGTGCTATCCGCTTTTGTAACATCATGTACTCTGCGAGGGCTTTGGCTTCCGGGTAGTCGAGGCTGGCGAGGACTTCTTCGTCGACGATGACGCTACCTTTTTCGGTGTGCTTTTTGGGTTTCCAACCCTTTTCTTGAAGTCGCTTTGCAATTTGCTGGCGGCTACCGGGGTTGAACGGCGTGACGATGTCGTTGAGCGGCTTCCCACTTGAGCCATGTGTTCTGCCACTGATGACGACTGGCGGAAAGAGGGTTTCCATTTCAACTTGAATAATGTCCAGTTTAGTCTTAAGTTCAGATAGTAAGCATAGAGCCTTAGGCATATCCAGCTTGAACCCGTTGTCTTCCATCTGCTTACAGATGATGGCAACCTTATGCTCAAGCTCAATGCTTTGGGTACTGAACTTATCTTTTTCAAGAAGAGTTATTAGGTGTTGATGTAGCTTCTTAAGAAGCAGTACATCCTGCTCACAATAAGAAGCCATCGCCATAGACCAGCCAGCATCATAGTCAGTGAAGTCTATCTTGTGGCACTTGAGTCTAATGCCCCACGCCTGTAGGCTATGAGGTGGTGGTACTTTCTGTCCCTCAATGAATGCAATGTCTACATCAGGATTGTGTAGACGCGAGAGAATCAGTGTGTCTATTAAACTGGAACTGGGTATGGTGACATCCCACACCCTCTTGAGTACAGGAGCATCAAAACCAATAATGTTATGACCACATATCGGGTGGCCCTCAAGATATTCTTGTAATCCATCTTTGTTTCTCCAATGTTTTATCTCCCCGTCTTTCTCTGTAACACAGAGCCATATCTGTTTGTGCTTCGTATCGGTTTCGATATCTAAGTAAATCATTTACTTCTTTCATAACAGGGTTTCTTCTTGGGCTTCTATCTCAAACATGCGGCCTGTCTCTTTGTTGTAGAGTAGGTTGCAAGCAGGGCCAGTGATTCCACTGAAGCGGTTCTTCAACACCCTCACCCTTGTGGTGTTTCTCTCCACTAAGTCTTCGGCCTGACCGTTGCGCTCTAGTCCAATCACCATGTCGCTAAGCTGAGCAATGGCTCCACTACCGCGAAGCTGTGCCAGTGATGTAGCTGCCCCTTCCTCATGGCCTATGTTCTGTGGACGCTTGAGATGGCTCACGATTATAAGCGCAATGTTTGTCTCTTGCACAAGCATGCGAAGCTTGGTCATAATTTCATCAAGAGCCTTGCGCTCATCACCACTTTCCTGTGCAGACACAATGATGGACAGATGATCTAGGAACACATACTTGCAGGACATGCCCTTCGCTAGGTAGCGCACACGATTGACAATGTTCTCCACTGCTGTGCTACCAAAGTGATCGAACAAGTACAAGCGGCCTGTGCCTAGTGTGCGTTCAAACGCATCACGCCTCTGCTCAGGCGACACCACCACATCAGGTAGATGCAGGGGTACATTAGCTGCCAGCGACATCATAGACAGGCCCGTCTTCTTAACGCTCTCTTCTAAGAACATCAGGCCAATGTTGTCGTGTGTCTTCTGTAGAAGATGCCAAACAATCTCGCGTAGCACTTGGCTCTTGCCTAAGCCACTACCTGCTGTCACTGTCACCATCTCACCAAAGCGTAGGCCATAGGTTAAGTCGTTGAGTCCTGCCCAAGGGTAGGTGCAGTCTGCTGGTGGCATAGGCTTAGACACCAATTCCCACATGCTGGTTCCGCTGACAATGCCATCAGGCACATACGCCTCAGATCTCCACCACCGCTCTACAAACTTAGCCTCGCCGTTGTCAGCCAGCCAATCGCATGCATCCTTATATTCAGGCACAGGCTTGAACAGCTTGCACTTGTTGCCAAACAATTCAGCAACTTCACGCGCAGCCTTCTGCCCTACAGCATCACCGTCCAAGCAGACAACAATGTTCTCAAAGCTGGAGATGTATTCATACTGAGCCTTGCAATCTTTCAATGCAGAGCCAGCACCGTTGCGGATGGATACAACCGGATACTTAGAT